GTTCTCGGAGATCCACTGATTAAGCGGGCAACACAACTGCTAACAGGTTTCGTTGATGTGGTGACGAGGTTCGGCGATTGGTTGGCCGGTCATCCAATCGCCGCGCAATGGGTTTCATTGGGTGCGGCGCTCGCCGGGATTGTCGGCGTTATCGCGGGCGGCGCTGGGCTTCTCATCTTTGCTATAAGACTTTTCAAAGCTCTTGGAAAGTTGACTGCTGCGATAGACATAATGAACGCTGCTGTAAAGGGCGCTGGTGTTGAGATGGGTGCTGTAGCCACTGGCGCTTCTGCCATGGCCAAGGGCGTCGGGCTTCTTGGTCTCGCCATTAAAGGGTTCATGGCCTTCAGTTTTTTCAAGACTCTCATGGGAACATCTCCAACTGCCAAAATTCCAGGCCAGATGCCGAACATGACGGCTGTCCAGAGGCAGTCAGCGGCAAGTGGTGCTATTGCGATGTACAACAAAATGCCAGTACAGCAGCGGGCATTGATGGCGCATTTGTCAAAGGTTGACAACCTATCCCTCAATCTTATGGTGGCACAACTACATCAAGAAAATCCGAAAGCAAATCCTTTGGCATGGTCTCACGGTCATAAGAGCCACGGTCTATCTCAGTTCACAAAACCGACTTGGGCGATATATGGGCATGGGGCATCAAGAACCGACCCAATCGCAAATATATATGCTCAATATGCGTTTATGAAACACCTTAAAAGTATGCATCACGGTAACATGGCTGCCGCATTCGCCGCCTATAACGGATCAGGCCCTCTCGCTATTACTTATGGTAACAACGTGATGGGTACCGGTGGAGCTATGGCATCACAGGAGCACTTTGGATCGCATCTTCATGATGGAGAGGGTCGGAGCGTCATCATCAATGGGCCCGTCCATATCCATGCGGCCACAGGGGACGTACATAAGGCGCTCGTGAAGGGCGTCAAGAAGGCGCTACAGGCATCCACGAATGCGGGTGGGCAGTACCACTCCCGCGTGCAGACCGGTGGCACCTGATGGCTCTCACTGTTGATGTCAATGTCGCCAGCGCATCGGCCCCTGTCGGCCCTCCGGCATACCCCGCATTCGTGCCGGACCCGAACCCAGGCCCTCCATCACACTCATCGACCCTGTTCACCTATGTCGTGATCGCGGGCATATCATTCTTGCCCGAAAGCTGGGAGTGCAATTTCCCGGCTTACGGGTCAGTGGGCACCTATTCGATCATCACGTCCATCGCTGAACTTCAGAAGCGAAAACTGAACCTCTACGATGTTACGCTGGCGAGCCTTCACCCTGTATCGGTGGATATTTACGTCAACCTGAACGGTACCATCACCCACTTGTGGGGTGGCGAGCTGGACGACACTGATTGGGCCTTTGACGATAATCAGGTGACGATATCGGGGCGCGATTGGGCGGGCGTCATGGTTGACCAAAAGATCACCTTGGCGAACTATTCAACGCAAGGTGCAGCGGGTATTCCTACATCGGTAACGCCTATCTCTGGCGGCCCAAGTAACGCTTTCAATGTCCAGAATCAAACAGCCGTATCGCTGATTACCCAAATAGCTGAGGCGCACGGGTTGCAGCCGTTGCCAACGAATATCCCGGCAAGCGAGCAATCGGTTCTTGTTGGCAATCTATTGGCGAACAGTGGGGTATTCAACAATCAGCCACAGCCGGAATGGGAGATCATTCAGGCCATATCGAGATTGATGGGCTGGAATACCTATGTCACCCCAGAGCGGCAACTTGTCTTCGGGCCAACCGCAACCAGCAACAATAAATTGCTCGTAAGCTGGAATATTACCAATCCTCCAAAAGGAACCATACCCTGTCAAGATTTGCAGATCATGCACCAGCCGCGTCGAAACTCAAGCTTCCTCGTGGTTGTGCAGACATATAATCTGGCCATGATCCAGCAATCCAAGCAGATGATAGGTCTGCCGAGCCAAGGCATGCTGCTGAATTACCCGCTGTACAAGGTCGATGGACGCGGCTTTTACACGACGACATCTCTGGGTGCCAATGTCAGCACGGTGACCGCCCTATTCAAGAATTTGGGCAAGGAAATCTATGTCGTGCATCGTGCAGGCCTGACCCCGGATCAAGCCAGCTTACTTGCCGAGAATACCGCGCTGGACCTTGCCAAGCGTGAGATCATCGTAAACTTCAGCATTGATGGACTACCCTCTTTGCGGCCATTCATGGAATTACAATTGTCGGGCAAGCTTCAGGGCTTTGAAGGGCGTAAACTGTTTATCAACGGGGTCAAGCATACCTACTCGACGCCAGATGAAGGCGAGATCGGAACCTCTGGTTTTATGTCCCATGTTTCGGCATGGTCTCTTCCGCTGGCGGCTGGTGTCACTCAGGTATTGTAAAAAAGGGGGGTGCATTATGGAATGGAATGACGAGCTGGCGCATACGCTGATGCACTTATCCCAGCAGCAGACGGGAGCCTTATACTTCACCGTGTTCGGCCACATCGCGGATTACTTCCCGGACACCAATACGGTGACAGTGGTATTGACGCAGTTCGGGGACACCTTTGGAGTACCGCCGACTTCCGGGCCTATTCCATTGGGCACACCCTGGAGTGGTTATGGATATGGCTTGCAGGCGGCACCCATCGGAGGATCAACGGCGGCTGACCCAACCGTAGGCGAACCGTGCCTTGTGCTTATTATCCAGCGCGATACGATGCTGATGGCTGTCGGTGCGATGGTGTTCGGCGGCTTTGGGAATACGCCTGATCCATTGTTGCAGGGTGGCGAGTTCATCCTGAAGCACAAGAACGGAAATCTCTATAAATTTCACAATAGTGGTGAACTGGAGATTACGTTACCCGCCCCCAGCGCCAGTTTGCAAATAACGGTGAATGGCCCGACGAACATCAATGCGTCCGGGGACGTGAATGTCGTGTCAAAGCAGAACGTCGCAGTGAATGCCACAGGGACGGTCTCGGTGACCTCTGGCGGCACCGCATCGGTGAATGCTCCGGCAATCCAACTCGGCGACGGTGGCACGCTACAGGCCCTCATGACGGCCACAGCGGCTGCCATTTATAATGGGCACAATCACAATGATGCAGAAGGGGGAACTACTGGCGGCCCAAACCAGCAGATCGGATCTCTTGACCTTACCTCTATCGTGACGGCCCAATAATATGCCAATCCTATACCTTGAATACGGCGGAGACCTTCAGCTTACTTCGGGCGGCCAGATGATGATGGCGACCGGCTGGGATGAGATACGCCAGTCCATCGAGCGTGAACTGCTGACCAATGCGACACAAACATTGCCAGATGGTACCGTTGTTCCCGCTGATTACATCTTCGATACCACGTTTGGGGAAGGGCTGGGGGACCATGTGGACCTGCCTTTTACGCAAGCCATTAAGGCCCGCGTGCAGCAGAAAGTGTACCGTGTGCTAAAGCGCAATCCTAATGTTACACTCAACGGGCTACCGACGATCACGATCACGCAGATAGCACCGAATCTGGTCAATTTGTTGATAGCGGTACCACTCCAAAATGGGGCAACCGGCTCCCTTAATTTCGCGGTGAGTGCATAAATATGGCAGCCATAAATTCACAAGACTTCTTGCCTGTTGTTGCGACGAACAGCATCCCGCAGAAAACCTATGCCGAGTTCATGTCGGACATGGCGACCGTCTGGGCGATTTATTCACAGAACCCTGGGGCGCTACAGAGTGGGGACCCGGCGCTGGCAATCTTTCAGGCCTTTGGATCGCAACTGACATTCATCGAGAGTCTTGCGGCATGGATCGCGGCTTATGCCCGCGCCTCTACATCTACAGGCCCAGCCCTTGATAGCTGGATGGCACAGTTCAACTTCCCCCGCGACCCGGCCACGTTTGCTACCAGCGACACAGTCACCCTGTCCAGATCAACGCCTGCAACGCAGAATTATCAGATACCTTTGGGTGCCATCTTTCAGGCGCCCAATAATATCCAGTTCCAGACGGTCGCCGATTCCACCCAGACATCCTATCAGAGCGGTGGCTATTATCAGTTGAGCACTGGACAGACTTCTATCACAGTGACTGTTTCCGCTCTGGTTGCTGGGACCGGTGGCAACATCGCGGCCAATACGCTGACTCAGTTTATTACCCAGGTCACTGGCGTTTCGCAGGTCAACAATCCCATCGCTATCACGTCCGGGCTTGCTGCTGAAAGTGACCCGGCATACAGATCCAGGTTCCTGCTTTACTTGGAAGGCTTGAGGCAGGCCACGCTGCCCGCCGTTGAGAGTGCTATAGAAAGTGTGCAGGCAGGGATTCAGTACGTGATCGTGGCGAATGAGCAATTTGATGGCACACCACAGTACGGATATTTCTATGCAATGATATGGCCATACACGAATACCTTGCAAGCCGCTGTTTATTTGGCGATAGCGAAAACCGCAGCCCTCGGCATCCAGTTCAATGTCTACTCAGCCACGTCCATCACCGCGACGGTGACTGTGACCATTGAAGTGGACACAGCGAACTATGTACCCGCAACCGTGCAGAGCGCCGTGCAGATCGCCCTAAGCAATTACCTGACGGGTCTGGTGCTTGGTGAGACTTTGTATTGGTCCTACCTCTATGACGTGATCTACAGCGTCCCTGGCGTGCTCAATGCGTTAAACCTGCTGGTGAATGGTGGAACTGCTGACATGGTGGCTGGGCCTCAGCATATCATCCAGCCGCTGAGTGTGACGGTATCCGTATCGAGTTCGACCGCATGACAGAGGGTTCGATAAGGTGGTTTTGGCAAGGCCAGCGGGTGCTGTTTCCCTCGCAATGGGCTGCCTCCACGACAAACATCTTGACCTCATTCGATGTTCTAGCGAAGCAGAATGCGCTGCAAAACGACTCGCTACTGTTCGACGCCATGACGCTGGCTGGTGGGTACGGCCTATCTGTGGCGTACAATCAGGTCTTGGCGGTGCAGCCGCAGATTTACATGCAGACGGCGACGGGAACAGAGCTTGATCTGGTGGCGCAGGATTACTTTGGAACCAGTGTCCAGCGCACACTGGGGCAAAGCGATAGCAGTTTCAGGTCGCAGATTCAGGCATCGTTCTTCAATATCGGGCCTACCTACAATGATATTTTCAAGACGCTGACCAATCTGGTCGGGCCAAATGCCAGGATATTGCAGCAGATACCGCAACAGCAGGCGTGGAATGTAAGCAACTGGGGTTATAATGTCGCCGGGATATGGTGCTCAAGAACACAGTCGGCGCAGGTATTGATTCAGATGCCACGCCAGCCCACGAGTTCAGCGCAGACGGTGGTGAATCAGGCTTTGGCGTTGACCCGTCCGGCAGGTGTAAGAATATGGGCTGAGACAACTGTATATGGTCCACCGTATGACTATACGGGCTGTACGGAGATACCTGTGCGCGTTTATCCGCCGCGATCACCCTCCGCACCGTATGTAATTTATATGTCTGGTGAACTGTCTTCGTTGCTGGCAACTCAACCGCCGGGTGCGCCCACCATATTAACTATGTCAACGGGGCTATCTTCGTTGCTGGCAACTCAACCGCCGGGTGCGCCCACCATATTAACGATGTCAGCAGGACTTGCGAGTGCGCTCGCTTAGAGAGGATTTATGGCTTTTGAATTATTAGGTGCAGGCGCGGGGTACGGGCAGTTCGGGTTCATTGGAACGAGTGCATTTGTTTTGGCTGACGCATCGACGCTCACTGTGAATAGCAGTGGTGCCACAACACAGCCGTTGGCTGCTGGCAGCATTGGGGGCTTAGTAGGTACTAATACATTTTTGGGAATATCCCCACCCACCACCACAAGTACCTACGCTTTCGGGTTCATGTATCAGAGCGGCACCTTCAGCACGTTCGCGCTCCCTGTTTCGCTGGATGACACCTATGTGTTTAATCTATTTGAGCAGCAAGGAAACATAACCGATCTCTGGGTGGGGACTACAGTCTCTACAGAAAATAATTATTTCCCATACCTTCTAAACCTAAGCGTTATCGCTGGAATTACCACGGGAACGGCTAGTGTGGATACTTATGCCAATAATTATTGGTCGAACTCTGTCCCCGGCGGGTATTTTTTGAACGGGGACTTTTTATGTTCTACTATGCCCGGCGCCGGCGGCGGCGGTTACTTATCCATATTCGACATCTCTACTGGAGTTTACACTCGAATCAACCTTTCTTATGCACCTTCAAACACCCCCGCTTGCACGGTCTTCGGGGCCAACTTTGCTTATGTGAATACTAGCTCAGACATTGTTCTTTCCACCCTGACGGGCGCTACTCAAATAATTATTCCGTCTTCCAGCTTCAGCTCGATAGCCACATTGAGCCCACTGCTTTACAACTACCTCGGTACGCTGATGTACGTCAATCCGGCGCTGAATTTGGCCTGTTCCATGAACCTGAATACCGGATACGTCAGCCCGATATTCCCGTTTGCGATCAATCCACCACTAGGTACACCACCGTACAATTCATTCGACCCCCAGACCGGGATCATGTATCTTAATGTGGGCGGGTCGTCTCCGAATATGTTTGGCAACCTGACCCCGATGCTGTTGACTTAAAGGACATAGCGCATGGATCGTCCAATAATCTACCCCGTAGAGGTCCCCGCAGTGGAAGATCAACTGTGGGGATGGCAGCGGGCGATGGTCTCGGTTGCCAAACTGGCAAGCGCCATTCTCGGTCCATCGCCTGACGGGTCGTGGATTGATGACTTTACGGCAACGCCCATAGGAGGTCTGTCAATCGACGTGAATCCGGGGCAGATATACAAACTCGCCCCGGTCGACCCCAATGGCTACAGTGCGCTTCTGGCTGATCCTACACTTATTCTGCGTCAATTCATCAATGAGCAGTACACGCAGTTTACCCTAACCGCCCCCACGACTTCGGGAACCTCTCAGTATTACCTCATCCAGTTGACTCCCGAGACGATAGATACCGGCAATCAAATTCTGCAATACTTTGATGTGGCAAACCCCGGTGTCGCTTTCGGTGGCCCCAACAATAGCGGTGCTGCACAGGCCACAGAGCGGGTCGATACGGTAGTTGTTCAGTTGGTCGCTGGAACGGCTGCTGCTACCGGGTCGGAAGTCCCTCCGCCTCTGTCCGGTGCGGCTGTGGGTGGCTGGTACGTCCTGCTTACCTATGGCCAGACCACCATATCCACCAGTGACATCACCTCTGTTGCAGCGGCCCCGTTCCTGAACCTGAAGCTGCCTTATGCCGCTGGCACCCAAGTCAGTAACGTCTTCACGCAGTCGCAGACCATACAGGGTGCGCTTGGTGTCGGCGGTACGGTGACCGCTTACGGCGAGCAGATCAACGGGAACTCGACCATAACAAGGGATCAGTCGGTCGGCGGCGATTCAACGATCAGCGGCAATGAGATTGTCGGTGGGACCATATCATCGTCAGGCAGCATACAAGGTCGCTCCACAGGGTACGAAACGACCGGACTCACAATTGGCTGGAACTTCACGAACGGTCAAGGTGAAGTAGACCTTCTTCTCGGGTCATCGGGTGGCGCAGGCGGCCTGAACTTCTACCAGCTCAATTCTTCCGGCGCGATGGTATCTACAACCCCGATAGCGGCTTTAAGTGGCAATGGATCGCTGGCGCTTCAGGGTGGATTGTCTGTAGCTGGCCCTACGGCATTACAGGTTACAACGGTGCCTAATGCTACAGCGGCGCAGAATCCTGTGGCGTTGGGGCAGCTAGGCTCGTTGCTATTTTCCCAAGTGTACGGTGTTACATCTTCGAGGTCGATTGGAACAACATATACAAACAGCACTGGGAGGCCTATGCAGGTGCATGTTTCTGTGATTTCCTCCAATAGTGGGGGCAATTTATTTTTGTATGCTAACGGTGCGGAAGTAGCGTCGAACCATAACGACGCCACTTCTTCTGGTATATATGTTGGTGTTACCGGCATTATCCCCTCTGGATACCAATATCAGGTTCAGTCAAGCTTTGGTGCATCAATAACCGTATGGACGGAGACATACTAATGGCACAGAACCCCCTAGTAATACCGTCCACAGGCATCCTGAGCGGCTTGCAACTGGTGACAGACGTGAACGCGGCCATAGCGGCTATTGCGACCCAGAACGCAGGCCCAACCGCACCCGTTGACCCGGTTCAATATCAAATTTGGTACAACACCACGACCGACCAAGTCTTGATGTATAACGGCACATCATGGGTTCCGGTGACCAATGGCGCGGCACTGTCCGGCGTGGACGTAGTGACAACCGACATCACCGTGGGGACGGGCCAGATCGGATTGCTTCTGGAGTGCCAAGGAACTGCTGCGCTGACTATTACGCTTCCCAACCCCGCCGATTACCTTGGCGCGAACACGTCTGTTTTCAACGATCTATCGGGGACCGCCGCTGTAACTGTCAGTGGGTCGGCAGGGTCATTTATTGGAGTCGGAACATCAGGGTCTTCAAGCGTTACGATCCCGGTCGGCTATGTCGCAACCTTCATTTCTGATGGGTACAACTGGATCACCATAAGCTCTATCGGTTTTGCCTTGGTCGGCGGCAGTTCAAGCAACCAGTTCAACGTGGCGAATGCTACCGGGGCGCAAAACGCAGTACCGCTTTTGCAGGCTCAACAGACCTTTGCAGCCCTGAACGGGTCAACGATCCAGGTATTCAATGTCGGCAATGCGGTGACGAATACGGAAGCGCCGAACCTTGGACAGGCGAATGGTCTTTATGGCCAGCTTGCTCAATCGAACACATGGGCCAAGCAACAGGTGCTCAATGGTGGTGCATCAGTTCCAGCGCAAAGCGGATCGCTGGTAGCTGGCACAGCACCTACCGGGTCCCCAGCGGCTTTCTCGCAGTTGGCATTCGGGTCCGGGTTCTCCAGCCTGATCGAGGACTACTATAACGGCAGCACGAATATCTATCGGCTGGATGCGAACGGCAATCTGACCATCAGCGGGAGCGCAACTCTGGCGGGGGCTTTATCGGCTACGGGAACTGCCAGTGCTGCCCCGGCCACGGCTTCAGGCAACCTGTTGCAGCTTGGGCAGGTTCAGAACGGAACGCTGTCGCCGACCTTTGTTGATGGCACCTTTTCCGGCAGCGTGGTCGTAAGCGGTACCGTCAGTGGCGCACCCGCCGTAACCTCTGGAGAACTGTTGCAGCTTGGGCAGGTGCAGGATGCCAGCCTATCAATATCGGTTCTTGACGCAACAGTTGACGGCCCCATCGCCCAGATAGCAGGTACAGGGACCGACAACGAGACACCATTCCTTCAAGCTGCTGACCTCTTTACCCCTTGGGTAGTCAATGGTCTTCTCACACCCGTACCATCCCCAGCGTCATTGACCGGTGACTTGTCCCCTGGGGTTGCGTATGTCAGTGGTCAGCGCATCGTAGGACCATCCTCTGTTACTGACACCTTTTCCGGATCGTCAGACACCTACGTTGACCTAAACTACAATGGCCTGCTGACCTACACGGCGGTCGCCAACGGTGCGGCATCCCCATCATTGGCTCCTAACAGTCTACGTCTGGAAAAGGTTGTCACAAGCCCGATCCTGTCCCCTACCCCCACGCTTACCGCAGGGACTTCCGGGACATTGGCCAGCGGCACCTATCAGGGGGCATTGGTAGCCTTTGATGCCACAGGGTACGGCGTTGCAAGCACCGCAGTTTCAATCGCAGTAACCGCCAGCGGGAGCATCGATTTTGCATGGGCGAACCCGCAAAATGAAACGTCCATGGGCATCTACGTTACCGCGGACGGAAGCACGACGCTTGGACTGGTGGCGAGCGGTGTGACGGGGACGACTTATACCTACACTGGCGCTGTGGCCCCAGGTACTGCCCCGCCTACGGTAGCAACCAGTAATGCAATTCAATCGGTGGATCAACTTGCCCCGCTGTACCCGAGTTTGGCTGTCTCAAGCTTGGCTGTGACGAAATTGACCCTGTCTGGCTTGGTTGTCTCCTCCACCACAACCGCCGGAAATATCACCGCAACGGCAGCCCAACTCGCGGGCCAATACCTTGCAGACGGAGCCACCCAGACGGCAGCGTTCACCGTCACGACTGACACGGCGGTCAACATCCTTGCGGCAATGCCTAATGCAGCCGTGGGCACGGCCTTCAAGTGGCGCTTCATCAACAACGATCAATCTTCCACTGGTTATGCCGGAACATTGGCCGGTGGCGCTGGCGTCACGGTCGGGACGACCTTGCCAAATCCCGCAGTCGGACAGGGTAACTGGGAAGATTACATATTCACTTTTACGGCTGTAGGTGCCACTCCAACTATTACGGTTGAAGCGGTCGGCGGAAGCTCATTGGGGCTCTTATAATATGGCTAAAAATCAAATATCAGCAGACGTTGAGTTTCAGGGGCTTATTTCTCAGACCCCCGGACAGGGCGCGAACAACGAGACTCCCTTCGCGCAATACGGTGACATGTATGCAGACGCCCTGCTATCCGGTGGCGTCCTGGCTGTACCTTCACCCGCGTCCCTGAGTGCCACACTTCCTCTCGGCGTAGCTGCCGTTCTTGGTCAGCGTGTGCCGTTTCCCGCCACTCCGTTCAGTGTAGCGGCGTCGTCTACTTCGTATTTGGACCTGAGCAATACCGGGTCGCTCGCGGTTTCCACAAGTGGAACGGTTACGGCTAATTCTTTACGGTTATGGGAAGCTATCTCGGCGGCCATATTGTCACCGGCTCCGTCTCTTGCGCCATCCACGGCAGCCGGAACGCTGGCACTCGGAACCTACGATTACGAGCTGGTAGCGCATGACGCCACGGGCTACGGACTGCCAGGCACAGCGGTATCTGCCGCGCTTACCTTGACCGCACCTACTCCCACGCTGGCGGCATCCACTGCTGCTG